GAGCAGATAAGAATGTTATTCCTTAATTTTGGTATTTTGACAGATTATAATGAAGGTGTAACACCTATAACTAAAAAAGTTAAAGTTACTAGTAATTTTTATAGGATTTCAGCTATATCAAATAATGCAAAAAAATATTACAATTTAATTGGTTTTAGGTTTAAGAGAAAACAAAATAAAAGTTTATCTCTACCTATTTTTAATAATGATAACCAATCTGAATTTATACCAAATGGTAAACGAATTATTAGAGAGATTATTGACGATTTCAATTTAGTTAGAAAATTATCTGGGACTGGGTTAAAAGTTAATGATTTACATTTATCTTTAAAAAACAAAACATATGATTTAAATAAAAATAAATTTATAAAGTTTATCAACTATTTTGAAAATGTATTATTACTTGATTTGAGTCAATATAATATTGATAAAATACTATTATTAAATGGAAAATGGGAAAAAATAAAAAATATAAGTCACTCAAAAAATAAAACGTATGATTTCTCATTACCAAATGATGAAACTGATTTTTGGTGTCATTCAGTAATATATAATGGAATTTTAGGTCACCAAACACCAAATGGAATGGATAGTTTGTATTATAAAACTTATGACCAAGCTAAAAATAAAAAGAATAACTTCAACATTGTTGAAATGAAATGGTATGAAGATTTACGTTATAATAAAGATTTAAGTTGGTTAAAAGACGACCAAGTAGAAAGAGAATACGAATTTACTTTCGAATCTTATACTAAAAAAATTGAAGATGGTTGGAAACCTACATCTACATGGTATGAACAGATGTGTATGGGTATGAATAACGATGCCAAAATGATTGCTCAAGAGCTTGACGTATCGTTTATTGGTTCTGGGGGTAACGTAATAAATGAAGAATATATTGAATTTCACGAAAAGAACAATGTAAAAGAACCTAAATATACAGCTGGTTTAGAACAAGAGATATGGGTTTGGGAAGAACCGCAAGAGGGGCATCAGTACATTGCTGGAATTGACGTTTCAAGGGGTGATGGTGAAGATTCTTCAACTATTGTTATTGTGGATTTCACTACTATGGAACAAGTAATGGAATATCAAGGTAAAATTCAACCAGATTTATTAGCTCAGATAGTTGAGGAGTACGGTAATTTATATAAAGCTTATTCAGTAGTCGATGTTACTGGTGGTATGGGTGTTTCTACTGTGTTGAAACTACTTGAATTTGAATATAAACACTTGCATTATGATGACACAAATGGTAAAATTCTTTCTGCTAGACAAAGAGAATTAACTTCATATAATAAACAAAATAAAATACCTGGGTTTCATGCGACCAATGTACGTTTACCAATGATTTCTAATCTAGAATATAAAATTAGAACAAATGGTATTAAGATACGTTCTAGTAGATTGATTTCTGAAATGAAAACATTTATATATAAGAATGGTAGACCAGACCACATGGAAGGCTATCATGATGATTTAATTATGTCGTTGGGGATGGCTTTATGGGTAATGGAACATTCTTTTAAAAATTTAGAAAGATTAGAAAAACAAACAAAGGCAATATTGTCTAGTTGGTTATCAACATCAAACCCATCATCAACGGTAACAACTATAAACCCAGAAACAAAGCAAGTTGAGAAAAAGATAAATCCAAATCATAGTGCATACAAAAATGTTCAAGACCCTAGGGGTGAATATGCTTGGTTGTTTGGAAAAAGATAAAAAAAAATAAAATAATGGCATTAGGTAAAAAAGTATTTATACAAAAAAGTGTTGGTGGGTTGTTATATAAATGGTCACCAACACCTAATATTTTTTCAAAAAATAAATCAAATAACAAGCAAAATTCACGACCATTTTATTGTGATGCAATTTCTGGTTCGCAAGGTCAAGATTGGATAACTACATATGTATATGATTTAAAAGTTGTAAATTCACAACAAACTCATTTTGCATATGTGGAGTGTGATTATGTTGAATAACTATTTAATTTATTAATCAAAACATTATATTTAAAATAAAAATTATGGCAAATAAAAATTTAACTATATTTCAAAAATTAGGACAAGTTATTAGTCCTGACGGGATAAAACCAAAACAACAACAACCATCAACACAACGTTACAATATTGGTAGTGGTGAGTTATTGAAAACAGATAATAAAGCTGAATATGAAACAGCTAAATTACAAGCACAACAAAACAAATACTTAGGTTCTGTTTGGAAAAAAGTTGAAAACGGTTTGTTCCAACAATCAATCAACTATGAAACAACTCGTATTGGTTCTTATGCCGATTTTGAGGCTATGGAGTTTTACCCAACAATTGCTGCCGCATTAGACGTGATGATGGAAGAATGTTTGGGTGGCGAAACTATAATACCCCTTTTAAATGGTACTGAACATACAATTGAATCATTGTATGAAAACAACATAACTAATTTTTGGGTATATGCTGTTGATATTAATGGTGATAAAATAAAACCATCTATGGTTGATAAAGTTATTTTAAAAGGTGTTAAAGACACATATAAAATAACTTTAGATGATGGTAGCGAAATAGTTTGTACTGATAATCATAAATGGTTGTCTTATGATAATAAATGGGTAGAAACCAAAGATTTAATTTATGGCGATTCATTAAAATCTATAACTAAACGATTAGATTATAAAGGATACGAGAAAGTTAGTTTAACAAATTTTAATGGTGGGTCAAAACTAACTCACGTTATTGTCGCTGAAAGTGAATTAATAAAGAATAAAGAAAATTTATTATTAAACGATAGAGCTAGAACTGAAAAAATAGTTGTTCACCATAAATCATTTAATAAATTAAATAATGACCCTTCACAGTTAGAATATATGTTTTGGGATGACCATCAAAAATTACACACAGATTTAAATAAAGAACGTTGGGGTAATATTGAATTTTCAAATAAGATGAAAAAAATTTTTAGCGAAAATGGTAAAAAAACATGGGACAATTGTGATAAAAATTTAAAAATAAAACAATTACAAGATGGTCTTAACAATAAATTAAAAAATTTAACTGAATTAGAGAGAAAAGAATTTTTTAATAATGCTGGGGAAAATAACCCAATGTACGGTGTTAGTAGATTTGGAGAAACTAACCCTAATTACGATAACACAACTAAACACATTAACGATATTAATGAGAGTGAATATATTACTTATTTAATTAATAAAAAAGGTAATAGACGAAAATTAGCGATGTTAAAATTTAATTTAAATAAAAGTACTGTAATATCTTACAATAAATTATTATGTAAAAAATATAATTTAACAAGAATTGAAGATTTGGATTTTATATTTAATAATGGTTTTAACATTAAAACAATAAAAGAATTCATATCAACACAAACCAACCCAGTGCGTTCAGTCAAAATATATTGTAAAAAATATAATATTGATTCATTTAAGTTAACATCATTTTTAATTAAAAAAGGTTATAAAAATTGGACTGATATGGTTTCTACAATTGGGAACCATAGAGTTGTTAGTGTAGAATATTTAGGTAAAAACAAAGTTTATGATTTATTAAATTCATCGGTAGATTCTAATTTTGCTATAAAATGTGAATCGGGTATGATTATATCACATAATTGTACAACTCTAAATGACCAAGGTAAAATGCTTAATATCTATTCTGATAGTAAACGTGTTAAAACAATATTAGAAGATTTATTTTTCAATAGATTAGATTTCCATACTTCTGGACCAATGTGGACTAGGAACACATGCAAATACGGTGATAATTTCATTTATTTAAATATAGACGCAACCAATGGTGTTATTGGTTCTAAACAGATGCCTAACTACGAAATGGAAAGAAGAGAATCTGGATTATTTGATATGATTTCTGGTAGAGAATTACCAGATGAAGAAGTTTCTTCTGGTGATAAAGTTAAATTCTTCTGGAGAGGTCGTGATGTTGAATTCAACTCATGGCAAATTGCTCACTTTAGATTACTAGGTGATGATAGAAGGTTACCATATGGAACCAGTGTTTTAGAGAAAGCTAGACGTATTTGGAAACAGTTATTGCTATCAGAGGATAGTATGCTTGTTTATCGTGTAACTAGAGCCCCAGAAAGACGTGTATATAAAATATTTGTAGGTAATATTGATGATGCTGATGTTGAACCATATGTGAACGCTATTGCTGATAGATTCAAACGTATGCCTATCGTTGACCCGCAAACTGGTCAAATTGATTTACGTTATAATCAATTAGCAAATGACCAAGATTTCTTTATACCAGTAAGGGATGAAAATGCACCGAATCCAATAGATACTTTGCCAGGTGCATCAAACTTAGACCAAATTGCTGATATTGAATACCTAAGAAGTAATTTATTTACAGCATTACGTGTCCCTAAACCGTTTTTAGGTTTTGATGATGCTACTGGTGATGGTAAAAATTTAGCTATTCAAGATATTCGTTTTTCTAGAACAATAAATAGAATTCAACAATCAATTCTTCAAGAATTAAACAAGATAGCTATCATACACTTATATCTTTTAGGTTTTGAGGATGATTTAGATAATTTCACACTTACACTTAACAATCCATCAACACAAGCTGAAATGTTAAAAGTTGAACATTTACAACTTAAAGTTAGTCTTCTTAAAGATGCTGTGTCTGATATTGGAACTGGGTTTGGTGTTATGTCATGGACACGAGCACACAGAGAAATTATGGGTTGGTCTGATGATGAAATAAAACAAGATTTACTAGAACAACGTATGGAGAAAGCTGCTTCTGCTGAATTGGCGAATACTGCTGCTGTTATTAAACATACTGGCATGTTTGATAGTGTTGATAGAATTTATGGCGACTTTGATGTTGCGTTAAATGGTGGTGGTTCTGGTGAAGGTGAAGAAGGCGGTGATTCTGGTGCTGGTGGTAGTGGTGGAGGTTTCGGAGGTGGAGGAATGGGTGGTGAAGACCTAGATTTCGGTGATGAATCTGATGCTGAAGGTGAAGAAGGTGTACCAGAAGAAGGTGCGATAGATACTGAAGGTGGTTTAGATATAGATGCAGAACCTGAAACAGTTGCTGAGTCTCTAAAAAAAGTAGAAAAATTATTAACTGAAAGAAAAGAAGTATTGGTTGGGGATTTAAATAAAAGAACAAATAAGTATAAAAATAGATTTGTTGATGCTTTAGTTGAAACAATTAAACCAGACAAAACTAAAAAGGTTTCTAATATTAAAATTTACAATAAAAATTTAAAAATAAACAAAGACATCGATGGTATGATTGGTGATATTGATAAAATGTTGGATGAATAATAGTTTTATATGTAAAATAAGATATTTATAATTAAAAAACAAAATGACTAAAATAGATATTACAAAAACGGTTCAAAACTTTGGTAAAATTAAAAACGCTTACAACGAAATATTGGTTGAAAGCGTTGTCACTAAAAACAAGGTTAAAAAAGATTTATTTAAATCTTATGTAAAAATAATCAAAGAAAACGAAGCTTTGAAGAATCAATTCTTGGTTTATAATATCATTGAAAATAAAGTAGAAATCAATGAATCAAAAGCAAAGTGTTTTGTTGATGAATGTATGAGTATAATTTCAAAATATGACACAAAAGATATTTTAATTGTTAATAACAAATTAATTGAGAATATCGTATTTGAAAAAGACTATGATTATGATAAAAAAGAATTACATGAGAATATAACTACTTTGATATTCACACCTAAAACACCTAGAAATATTGATGCAATTCTAGAGGCTAAATCATTTATTGTTGATTACATTATTAATAACAAAGAAAAAGAAGTAAGTGAAAGCGTTGAACTACCAAATAGTATGTTGTCTGCAATTATGGTTGATAAATATAATGAGAGGTATGCTGATTTAAATGAGGCTGACAAAGAAGTGTTAAAAACGCTTATTGAATCTGATGACACAAAGAAAAAAGAAGTTTATTCAAAAACACTTAGAGAGTGCATTGATTTAATCGATGAACGACTTGAGGAATCTAATTTAGAAGCTAAAGATAAATTATTACGAGTTAAAGATAAATTGTTGAATGATAAAAAAGAAATAAATGAAGATTACATTAAAAATATTTCTAAATTGGTTGAATTAAGAAGTTCTTTAAAAAAATAATATCTATTTAAACCTATTGACTAATTCCTGGATTTTATTTATATTTGAATAAAATATTAGATATGAAAACTGGGAAAGAAATTAAAACAAATAAATTTAAAAACTATAACGTAGTCTTTGGTAGTGTGAATAATAAGAATCCAAAAGCGATTTATATAACGATATCTTCATGGGTTAAACCTCTAGAAGAAGAAAATGTAAATTATAACCAAGTAATACGAAATTTGAATAAGAATGTAAGACAAAGTTTATTCAACCTTTTTAAAGATGATAAAGATTCTTTATTTGATGGATATAGGACTATTGTAGATTTAGATATTAGGGAATCTGGTATTAGATATGGTAAAAGTAGTTTTATGTGTTGTGAATTAACACTATTTCTACACACAGAAATATCGATAACTTCTGATGATATAAAAAATAAGTTAGAATTATTTACCGAAAAAATTATAAATAATAATTTTGAAAATAATAAATTTTTTAATTTTAAGAATAAAAAAAATTAAATATAAAACCCTAATCATTTGATTAGGGTTTTTTTGTTTAATTAACATATTTATATCTATAAACAATACTATGGATAAAGATATAAAAGTAATTAAAAGAGGTTGTAGCGGTACAGGAGTTCTAATTGAACATGACGCTGGATTTATTTCGCCTGATGAACCTAGGAACCAACCTTTCATAAATGAAATAAAAAAAATAGATAGCGGTAGTAGAATCAGCATCGTTGAGCCACTTATCGTTTATGTTGTACTACAAAAATACGGTATTCTTAATCGTAATGGTAGAATATACCCAGAATCAATTCTTAAATCACAAGATAGGTTATATCAAGAAGCTATACGTGAACGTAGAGCTGTAGGTGAATTAGACCACCCAGAATCAAGCGTTATAGCTGGTGATAGGATTTCACATAACATTGTTGAAACGTGGTGGGAAGGTCATACGCTTATGGGTAAAATGGAAATATTAATGACACCTGGGTTTATAAATTATGGTATCGTATCAACAAAAGGTGATGAAGTAGCGAACTTATTAAGAAATAGAATTAAGATTGGTGTTTCTTCTAGAGGTGTAGGTTCACTTAAAGAAGGTAAGAATGGTGAGCAAATTGTTCAAGAAGATTTTGAAATAATTTGTTGGGATGTTGTTACAGCACCATCTACTCCAGATGCTTGGATAGGTCGTAGCAGAGAAGAAATGACACCTTATGTGGAAAACGTGGAAACTAAAAAACCATTAATAAAAGAAAATTTATTAAATGATTTAGATAAATTTTTATTCGAATAATAAAAAAATAATATTTTTTTAAATAAAAAATGTTTTTTGTTAAAAACACATATATTTATTAACAAATGAGATAACATCTCGTGCTTATCTAATAAAAAGAAGAAATAAAAAAAAGATAAAATGGCAGAAAAAAAATCAATACTTGAAGAAGCTTTATTGGATATTAAAAACATTCAATCAGCTCTCAATGCAAACACAAAAGAAATACTTCGTAGCGTAGCTAAAGAAGAAATTGATAGTGTAGTGAAAGAGTCCTTGGAAGAAATGACTTATGAAGAAGAAGATGTTGACCCTTTAGCTGGTGAAGCTGGAGAGGAAGACGAAAACGAATTTGACGCAGAAGGTGGTATGGAAGATGTAGATTCAGAAATGGGAGGTTCAGAAATGGAATTACCAGCTATGGATGCAATGGGAATGGAAGATGAGGAATCATCTGAAGAACTTGATATGACTGGAGCAAGTGATGAAGACGTAATCGCAATTTACAAAAAAATGAGTGGTGAAGATGAAATCGAAATTGTTGGTGATGAACTTCGCTTAAACATTACAGAACCAGGTGAATATGTTGTAAAACTAGATTCACTACAAGGTGATACTGATTTGGCTGATGAAGAAAACTTTGATGAAGAACCTATTGAAA